GTGTCCGCCTGGTCGGGGGTGAGGTAGAGGCCCTCACCGGGCGGGGGCACCACCACGACCGCGCCAGCCGTGATGCGCACGACTATCTCCCGGTCGCGGCCGCTGGTGTCCCGGGCAGGTACCCGCCACTCCATCAGACGGGGCGGCGGGGCGGGGCAGTGGGCGCCTCAGGTCTCTGGCAGGTCGGCACGTCGCCGAGCCGCTTGCGGTAGACGATCACCGCGGGCTTCCCGCATGCGCACTTCTCCCCAGGTCGGGGCTGGCGGGTGTCGGGCATCCATTGATGGTCGCAAACTGTTGCATGAGGTGCAAGAGTCCATTGTGATCAATGAGTGGCATCAGTTACATGGCGCTACATCGACACCCAACAGTGTGTAATCGTTCCAGCGTGTCGCCGCTCCGTCTCGTGTCCACCGGTGCCGCTGCCCGCGAGATCGGCGTAGCGCGCACCACCCTGTTCAGGTGGTGGCAGGCTGGCCTCGTGAAGCCTGAGCTGGTTACCGCGGGCGGTCAGGCACGGTGGGACGTCGACGACCTGAAGCGGCAGCTAAGAGAGCGACCTCCAGCGGAGGAGTGACCCTCGGTGACAGATGTTTACATGGGTGACCAGAGATGTTAACGGTGACATCTCTGGTCACCCATGTAAACATCTGTCGCTCTGCGTGAACAGAGAAGCGGCCCCCGGCTGAGTAGCCGAGGGCCGCGCGAGGGGGGTGTAACCGGGGGGTTACCGCCCGAGACAGGGAGCAGGGCTCCGGATCCCGGCGTACTCGAACCAGCACCGGCCATCCTCGCCGACGAGCAGCCGGTCCCCACACCACAGATCCACCTGACGCAGGTTGAACGTCGTCCGCCACACGCCGGTCATCCGGTCCCCTCGAGCGGCGATACACCGGCGCTCGATGGCAGGGGCGTAGTACTCGTGCTCGCCCGGCGGACTCGTGACGGCTGCGGGGGCCGCGGGGACGGCGGCGAGCGGGAGCAGCAGCGCGATGACCACGGCCGCCAGGCGAGTGACCTTCATTGGGCGCCTCCTGTGGGGGGTGCTGTCGGGGATGTCGGTCACCGGCGCATGAACGTTGCATCCGATGCGCCGGTGACCACTTTCTGTCCAGTTACTCGGCGGAGGCCTGACGCGGAGGCCACTGGTCCCACTCGGCGGAGTCGGCGGGCGCGTTCGGGTACCGCTCCCGGATCCACGCCTCGATCTCGGCGTTGACCTCGTCTTCGGTCATCTGGTCCGCGTGTGCCTCAACGTTGAGGCGTCGCAGGACGCGCTCGAGCGTGTCCTGCGGGAGGCTGAACAGCCACTCGACGGCCTTCCGCTGTTCGGGTGAAGCGTCGCGGATCATCTTCTGGATCCGGTCTTCCTCGGTAGGGTCTTGCATGGGTCGCACCTCAGTTGCGATCAAGGCCCTCGGTTGGTGTTCCCGCACCGCCGGGGGCCGTTCTAGTGGGGGTGTTCGTGGTCACGGATATTGCAGGCCAAGCCGCTCACGGCCGACCTGCGGACCTGCTGGAGAGCATGTCGCTTGAGGGCTGGAGAGACGCGAACTATCTACACTAACCGATCGGACTAAAAACCGGTCTGACCTGCGTCGATATCCGTGATCATGCCGCAAGCTTGCACCGCATGACGCAGTTAGTCAAGATATTCACCATGGCGGACACACTCGATCACCCTGCGCTGACCACCTCGTGGACGATCGCGCTCAAGGCGGAGCGCAAGTCACCCCTGACGATCAAGAGCTACCTCGCGGGGGTCCGGGGATACCTCGCCTACTGCGACCGTGAGGGCCTCGCCCCCTCCCTCGACAAGCACACGGTGAACGCCTACGTCGCCGACCTGCTCGACAACGGCGCCGAGGCCGCGACCGCCCGGCAACGGCAACTCGGCGTCCGTCGCTACAGCGCGTGGCTTCACGACGAGGACGAGATCGAGCGCGACGAGCTACTCGGACTCAAGGCGGTGAAGCTGGACCGGAAGGTGGTCGAGCCGCTGACCGACGACCAGTGCCGCGCGATGCTGGCGGCCTGCAAGGGGAAGTCGCTGCCCGACCGGCGTGACGAGGCGATCCTGCGGCTGCTGTTCGAGGGTGTCCTGCGCGCGGGTGAACTGCTGGCGCTGAACGTCGCCGACGTGGACGTGGTCAACGGCGCCGCGGTCATCCGGCGCGGCAAAGGTGGTAAGGGTCGTCCGGTGCCGTTCGGGCCCGCGACCTCCCGCGCGATCGACCGCTACCTGAGGGTGCGGAAGGCTCACCGGCTCGCCGACACCGACCCTGCCCTGTGGCTCGCCGACCGTCGCGCACGGCTCACCTACAGCGGCCTCCGGAAGACGCTCAAGCAACGCGCCGAGGCCGCGGGCGTTGGGTTCGAGAACTTCCACGTGCACCTGACCCGGCACACCGGCGCTACGCGGTGGCTCGCGGCCGGCGGGTCCGAGGGCGGGCTGATGGCGGTGGCGGGCTGGACCCGGCGGGACATGCTGGACCGGTACACGGAGTACACCAAGGCGCAGCGTGCGGCGGAGGAGTCCCGCCGGTTGAACCTCGGTGACCTCTGACGACCATCACAGTGCGTTACCGATATGTGCGTTGAGTTGGCTTAAGTTGACTTACTTCTGCGTATCTGGTGACCGTCCGCAGTGGTCAGTCTTCCCCATTCCTTCCAATTTCCTTGCCGCATTATCGTGCATCGTGGCGCACCATTCCGCACCATTCCGCACAGTGGTTCAGACCACCGTGCGGTCGTATGCGGTGACCTGCGGCAACACTCGCCAAAACTCTGCACCGTGTACCGCCATGACCAGACGTGACATTTCATGACCGGGGCCGCTCGTGGTCTTATGTGGGCTCATGTGGGGGAACTCATCCGAACGGCGTGGCGCATTAGACGCATGCTGCATGTCGGTGTTACCGTCTCGATCACACAGAAGTGGGCCCGCCCCCACAAGGTCACCGAGAGCGTTGGCGCGCTCAAACGTGACGGGGACGGGCCCGTGCCGAACGTCTCACAGAACGGCAGCCCCCATGATGTCACACGGCGATAACGCCTGCCCAGATACACCCGCTGACACGCGCAGACGGCGGAGGACTCCCGAGCAGAGGAGCATGGCCGCTCAGATCGCGGCCCTCGCTCGCTGGTCACGCGAGAAGCCCGACGCCCAGGTTCAGAAGATGCTGGACGGCCAGATGGCCAAGTACCGGACGGAAGCCCTCGCGGCCGACCCTGATGTCGTCGAGCCGGAGCTGACTCGGCGCGCCGAGGTGCTGCGCAAGCTCCACATGCGACGTCTCGCGTACCAGTCCAGCAAGGTCCGCTCCCAGCGCAAGGGGGCGGCATGACAAAGGAAAACCGCCCCCACGAGGAGGGCGGCACCCGGTCTGGCGGACCTGACGAAAAGTGTAACGCCCCCGCATGGCCCGGCAACCTCGCCACGCCTGACCTCGAGAAGCTCGTCCGCTCGCTCGCGACTGGCGCCAAGGCGGCGTACGAACTTCCGCCATGCGCCGAGACCGAGAACATCGTTCATGCGCACGCTGTCGCGCAGATCGCGCTCCGACGGCGCCGTGCTGAACAACGCATCGAGAACGCTCGCCGCGCGCTCGACGAGTCCGGGTGGTCCGTGTGATCCCGTACGGCAAGGAATGGTGCCCGTGCGGCAGTGAGGCCGACGCAGGCACGTACGACGGTGAGCCAATCTGCGGCACCTGCATGGGGAAGATCCCCAACCCGCCCGAGGGCGACGACGAGGGATTCGAGCCAGATCAGCCGCCTGCCGCTGCCCGGCGACTGGTCTTCACCAAGGCCAGTGCCATCACCCCGCGGCCTGTCCGGTGGGCATGGGACACCGCGCCAGACGCCGAACCCCAAGACCGTGAAGGCCGGTTCCCCTCTGGGTCGCTCGTCCTCGCGGTCGGACGGGCGGGAGTCGGCAAGAGCCAGTTCGCATGCTGGCTCACCGCCAGAGTCACCACCGGCACACTCCCGGGCGCCGGGTACGGCCAACCCCGGTCGGTGATGTACGCGGCCACAGAGGACTCGTGGGCGATGACCATCGTGCCCCGACTCATCGCGGCCGGCGCCGACCTCGACCGCGTGTATCACGTCAAGGTCTTGTCCGACGAGGAGACACACGCGCGGCTCACCCTGCCGACCGATACCAGCATGCTCGAACGCGGACTCGTCGAGCACGGCGTGGCCCTCGTCGTCATGGACCCGCTGCTGTCGCTCATCGACTCATCGATCAACGACTACCGGGCGCGTGAGGTCAGGGAGGCACTGGAGCCTCTGGTGGCGCTCGCCGACCGAACACGCACGCTGCTACTGGGCCTGGCTCACTTCACCAAGGGCTCAGGCACCGACCCGCTCATGCTCGTGTCCGGGTCGGCAGCGTTCGGGCAACTGGTCCGGTCGGCGGTCGCGTTCGCCCGCGACGACGAGGCAGAGGACGAGCTATTCGTCTGCTCCACGATCAAGAACAACCTCGGACGCGAGAACCTGCCCTCGCTGGCCTACCGCATCGCCCCGCACGCGGTGGACACCCCCGAAGGCGAGGCGTGGGTGTCCCGGCTGGAGTTCACCGGCGAGGAAGCCACGCGCTCAGTGCGGGACTTGCTCATCCGAAGCTCCACAGTCGACCCAGACGAGCAAGGGCAACGGGACGAGGCCGCCGAGTGGCTCACCAGCTACCTCGTCGACCAGGGCGGAGCAGCAGCCGCCGCAGACGTCCTGAAAGCAGCACGCGGAGACGGGATCTCGCAACGCACCCTCGAACGGGCCCGATCCCGCGCAGGCGTCACCTCCAAGCGAGCAGGGTTCCCCGCACGCGCCACCTGGAGCCTCGACACAGTCCCGCCACAGTCACGCCAGTCGCGCCAACACTCGGACACTGGCGAAACAGGCGGAACTGATGGCGGAACAGAGGCCCAAGTCGTCCAGCTGTTCAACGACCCACCCGAGGAGTCAGCGTGAATGTGCTCGCGGTCGTCATCGTGACCATCCTCTCCACGTCGGCCTTAACCCTCGCGGCCAGCATGTCCATCGACACCTACCTGCGCAGGAAGCGCGAGGAGAACCCGATGATCGGCGACAGCTACATCACGACCATGACCGAACAGGACGGCACTCAGCATCAGGTCCTGCTGATCCCGGTGTCGGCCCTACTCGACGCCATCGCCTGCCACCAACCGAAGTGCCCCGAGTGCGGGGTAGAGGCCAAGCTCGAGGTGCCCATCGACAACCCCAACCAGTGGGACGCGAACAGCCACCACAACCAGGACTGCTCAACTGTGCGCGGCACGCCGCCCCTGCGCGTGTGAGAGCTGATCGCCTTCCCATACGGGAAAGGGATACTCACCAGTGAGTACCCCTACCCCCATCGGGTAGCGCACACTAGGGGCATGAGTCGTTCGTGGAGAGGTGGCAGCACCAGCGCGTGGAGGCGTACCCGCGCTGCCGTGCTCGCCAACAACCGAGCCACGAATGCTGGCCGGTGCACACTCCAGACCAGGGTGTGCACCGGCCAGGCCACACAGGTGCACCACACCCTCGGGCGCGCGGCAACCGGCGACGACCCGCGCTACCTACAAGCGGTGTGCAAGGCGTGCAACCTCCACGTGGGAGACCCGACCAAGCATGAACCTCCACCAAAGTTGAGGTCGAGGTGGGCATGATGACGAGGCACCGTTACTGCGATCCCACAAGCGGTGCGACCTGCGGTTTTCCCCATAGGGGGGTACCCCGGACACCCGTCTGCCCATGTTTTCTCTCTCCCCGCGGATCCGGCCCGATCCGGACAGATGTCCCCGGAGGACTTCAGTGAGCGGCGGATCCGGCCTGACCTTGGCAGATGCCGTCACGGCGGCACTGGAGAATGTGAAGACCACCCCTGCTGACGGGGGCGCGGTCCGCCTGGCCGGTGTGTACGCGGCCGCGATCGACGCCGACCCGTCGCAGGTGGGCAAGCTCGGGCCTGGCCTGCTGGCCGCCCTCGAGGCCCTGGGCATGACCCCGCGGGCACGCGCGGCGATCGCGGGGAAGGGGGCGAAGGATGCACCCTCTGGGTCTCGACTCGACGAACTCCGGCAGCGGCGCCGTGCGCGGGTCGACGGTTCCTCGGCTGTGGACTCCGCCGCTCCGTGAGCTGACCCCCGAGACGTCGTACGGGTTCGAGGTCATCGAGTTCGCGCAGGAGGTCGGCGCCCCGCTGGACGAGTGGCAGGAGTTCGCGGTCATCCACGGTGGCGAGTTGCTGCCGGACGGGCGGCCGCGGTTCCGCATCCTGCTGATCCTCGCAGCCAGGCAAAACGGCAAGACTCACTTGGCCAAGGTGCTCTCGGCGTGGTGGCTGTTCGTCGACCTGCCGGGTAGTCGGCCCGCGTCGCCGGACGACATGCCGACTGTGTTGGGCCTCAGCAGCAAGCTGGACTACGCGCGGGAGAGTTGGGCGGCGACCTGTCGTCTCGCCCGGTCCTCGCCGCTGCTGGCGCCGGAGGTGCCCCGGAACGGCATCCGCGAGTCCAACGGTGAGCAGACGTTGAGCACCGTGCACGACACCCGCTACAAGATCGCGGCGGCGAACGATGACGCCGGCCGGTCGCTGACCGTGGACCGGTTGCTCGTCGACGAGTTGCGGCGTCAGCAGTCGTGGACCGCGTGGGCCGCGGCGGAGCCGACCACCACGGCGGTCCCCGGCGCGCAGATCGTGTGCCTGTCGAACCAGGGCGACGACCGATCCGTGGTGTTGAACGCGCACCGCCGGGACGCCCTGCACTTCATCGAGACCGGCGAGGGTGACCCGCGGCTCGGGCTCTTCGAGTGGTCCGCGCCGGACGGAGCCGACCCCACCGACCCGCGCGCGCTCGCCATGGCCAATCCGAACCTCAACCATCCTTCAGGTCGCAACCCGCTCGACGCGTTGATGGGTAACGCCATCCGCGTCAAGGCGGCCGGTGGTGAGGAGTTGGCCAAGTTCCGCATCGAGGCCATGTGCCAGCGGGTGGCCAAGCTGGATCCCGCGATCGACCCGGACCGGTGGAAGGAGTGCGGCGACGAGGACGCCCCGCCGCTGGACACGTGGAAGGACCGCGTGGCGCTGTGCGTGGACGTGTCCCTCGACCAGCGGCACGCGATGCTCGTCGGTGCCGCGCTCGTCGACGACGTCGTGCACCTCGAGGTCGTGGGCCGGTGGTTCGGTGAGGGCTGTACCGCGCAGCTGCGGCGGGACCTCCCCGGCCTGGTGCGCAAGGTGCGGCCGCGGGTGATCGGGTACCTGCCGACCGGTCCGGCTGCGTCGGTCGCGGCGGCGCTCGCCGACCCGAAGAAGAAGGGTGCGGGCAGACGCCGCACCCCTTGGCCACCGCCGGGCGTGAAGGTCGAGGAGATCCGCTCGGACCTGGTGCAGGTGACGATGGGGTTCGCCGACCTCGTGGGCGCCGAGCAGGTCGTGCACCCGGAGGACGAGTTGCTGACCAAGCACATCGGCGCGGCACAGAAGCTGTGGCGCGGCGACGGGTGGGTGTACGCCCGGAAGGACGCCGGGCCGATCGACGGGGCCTACGCGGCGGCCGGCGCCACACACCTCGCCCGGAGTCTGCCGCCCTCGGCGGGGCGTCCCCGCCTCATCGTCGCTGGCCAACCTGCCGACGAGAGTTCCAGTAAGGTCGAGGTTTAGCGCTACACTTCCGGTATGGGAATGTGGGACTGGCTGGGTCGCCTCGCCGGTGTGGCCGACACGCCGCCCCCGCGCGACACGCCGCCCCCGCGCGCCACGTTCGAGTCCGCGCCCAAGCCGATCGATCAACTGTTCCTGGAGATGCGCGGCGACACTGGCCCGGTGAGCCGTGTTGAGGCTCTGTCCATCCCGGCCATCCAGAAGGGCCGGAACACGCTGTGCTCCATCGCTGCCCTGCCCCTGGTGCAGAAGGGTCCCGACAAGGCGCGCGTGCGCAACCCGCTGCTCGAGCAGTTCGACCCGAACGTTCCCAACATCGTGCACCTGTCGCAGACGGTGGAAGATCTCGTGTTCGAGTCCATCGCGTGGTGGCGCATCACCGGGTTCGGGTTCGACGGCTACCCCATGACGGTGCGGCGACTGGAGCCCAACTCGGTGTCCCTGAAGCCGCCGACGAACAAGCGCACCCCGGCGCCGTTGCCGAGCGGGCAGGACCCGCGTGAGGCGGTCGTGTGGGTCGACGGGGAACCGGTGTCCGTGCGGGAAGTCATCCGGTTCGACTCGCCGAACCCCGCGGTGCTGGCCGCGTGCAGTCGAGCGATCCGGCGGGCGCTGCGGTTCGACCGGGCTGCGGAGAAGTACGCGCGGAACCCTCGCCCCCTCGACTACTTCAGCCCGAACGCCGACGCGGACGAGGCGAAGGACGAGGAAATCCAGGAGATCCTGACTGGCTGGCAGCAGTCCCGTCAGACCGACTCCACCGCCTACGTCCCGGCCGCGCTCACCTACAACACGGTGAGCACCCCGAGTGCCGCGGACATGCAACTCGTCGAGCTGCAGAAGCAGGTGGGGCTGGACCTCGCGAACGCCCTCGGTGTGGACCCGGAAGACCTCGGCGTGTCGACGACCTCCCGGTCCTACGCGAACATCAACGACCGGCGTCGCGACCGCATCAACGACGTGTACGCCCCGTACATGCGGGCGATCACGGACCGGCTGTCCATGCCGGACGTCACCAAGCGCGGCTACACGGTCGAGTTCGACCTGACCGACTACATGAAGTCCAACCCCACCGAGCGGTGGATGACGTACGAGAAGGGCAAGAACCTCGGCGTCTACTCGGTGAACGACATCCGCGAGATGGAAGGACTTCCGCCCGTGGCTGAGGAAGACGCGCCAGCGGATCCCCCGGAGGGGCCGGCAACCGTCGGTCAGAGCCCGACGGTTGAGGATGCCCCCGAGACTGAGGCGGCCGGAGTCGACGCCGTGAGCCATTCCCCCGCACTCACGTTCGACGGCGACGGCCGCCTCACCTTCACCGACACCTGCACCGCCGAGTTCTCAGTGGACCGCGAGTCGCGCACGATCGAGGGTGTCGCGATCCCGTGGGGCAAGGTCGGCGTCAAGTACGGTCTCAAGTTCCGGTTCCGCCGTGGCTCCCTGCAGTGGTCCGACGTGAGCCGTGTGAAGCTGCTCCGCGGCCACGACTTCAATCAGGCTCTCGGCGTCGCCACCGAACTGAAGGACACCCCGGCCGGTCTTCGCGCCAAGTTCAAGGTTGCCCGCGGCCCCGAGGGTGACCGCGCGCTCGAACTCGCCGAGGACGGGGTGCTCGACGGTCTGTCGGTCGGCGTCGACTTCGACCCCACGGCCGACACCGAACAAGCCACCCGTGGCGACCGGTCCGTGATGGACGTGGTGCGCGGGGACCTGCGTGAGGTGTCGCTGACCCCGATGCCCGCGTTCGATGACGCTCGCGTGACCAGAGTGGCCGCGAGTCTGGATGGAGGAACGATGGACGAGACCGCCACGAGTGGCCAGGCCCCGCAGGCGGGCACGACCACCGAGACCCCACCGGCACCCACCGCGCCGGCCGCCCCGCCCGCGTTCTCGGGTGAGTTCAGCGCTGACCAGCTCACCGCGCTCCGTGAGCAGCTGGGGCTTCCGCCGCTGACCGCCGAGGAAGTCCGCAGGCCGACGGTCGACGCCACCCGCCTCACCGCTTCTGTGCAGCACGAGGAGCTGCCGTACCGGTTCGACCGCGGCGGCAACTTCGTCCCCACGGACCACGTCTTCTCGGCCGACCTGCACGAGATGGCCCGCGCTCGCGACGAGTTCGGCACCCAGACCGAGGCCGGCAAGCGAGTCATGGCCCTGATCCGGGCCGCGTTCGACGTCGACACCGCGGACGTCAACGAGCTGAACCCGAACATCCAGCGGCCGGACATGTACGTGGACCAGCGGGACTACCGCACCCCGCTGTGGAACTTCGTGAACAAGGGCACCCCGCCCAACGGTGTCCAGCCGTTCACCTTCCCGAAGTTCTCCTCAGCGTCCGGTCTCGTCGGCGACCACACCGAGGGCACGGAGCCGACGTCGGGTTCGTTCGTCACGACCAACCAGACGGTCACCCCGACCGCGCTGTCCGGCAAGGCGTCGCTCACCCGTGAGGTGTGGGACATGGGCGGCAACCCGGCGGTGTCCACGCTGATCTGGAACCAGATGCAGCGCGGGTGGCGTGAGGGTCTGGAGTCGGCGACCGCCACGTTCCTGAACACGCTCACTGCGGCGACGGACATCACTCTCACCGCGGCCGCGGTGAACGAGGCGCTGCAGGCCGAGTGGGACGCGGCGGTCGCCGACCTCCAGTTCGAACGCGGCTACGACTTCGAGGCGCTGGCCTTGGAACGGGTGCTGTACAAGGCGTTCGTGGCGGCGGTCGACGACGTGGGCCGCAAGCTCTACGCGCAGATCAACCCGCAGAACGCGAACGGCACGGCGTCCCGCCGGTTCGTCACCCTCGACCTCGCGGGCGTGATCGGTGTCCCGTCGTGGGCGCTCCCCTCGACGGCAGGCAGCGCGAACAACTCGTGGCTGTTCGACCCCGCTGTCGTGCACGGGTGGGCCACCACCCCGCAGCGGCTGGAGTTCCCCGGCACCGACGCGTCCGGCGGATACGCCCCGGTGGCCATGGTCGACATCGGCCTGTGGGGGTACAAGGCGTTCGCCAACAGCGACATCGGCGGCGTCCGCCAGGTCATCTACGACAGCGTCGCGTGATGGCCAGCCGACGAGACCTAGCCGACCGCGTGGCCAAGCTCGAGGCCATGGTCGCCGAGTTGCGCGAACTGGTCGCGAAGGGTGCGGCGAAGCCCCGAACCCCCAGCGGCGGCAAGACCAAGACGGACTGAGAGGAGGCAGCGATGGTGTGGGGGCCGGACTACGTGGAGGTCGACGACCTCGCTGAGTTCGTGCGCATCAAGGGTGTCGCCGACATTCCCGACGACACCACCGACGATGCGCAGTTGGCTCTTGCCATCGCCGCTGCCTCCCGCGCGATCGACCGGCACTGCCGCCGACAGTTCGGTGTGGTCGCTGCGCCTGAGGCCCGGCGCTACACGGTTCGGTGGCGCGGCAGCTATCTCGTCGCGGACATCGACGACCTGATGACCACGACCGGCCTGCTCGTCGGTGGGCTGGTCGTGGCGTCGCCCGAGTTCCTGCCGCTCAACGCCGCGGCTGAGGGCAAGCCGTGGACCACGCTGGAGGTCGCCGACTCAGCGGTGGACGATCGGGGACGTGTCGAGGTCACCGCCCTGTGGGGGTGGACGACCGTGCCACCGTCTGTCGTCGAGGCGTGCCTACTGCAGGCGTCTCGGGTGTTCGCTCGCCGCGGGTCGCCCTTCGGTGTGGCGGGATCCCCGGCGGATGGTTCAGAGATTCGGCTACTCGCCAAGGTGGACCCGGACGTCGCCGTGTCTCTGGAACCGTTTCGGCGGAAGGCGAGGCCGCGGTGAACGTCGAGGATGTCGCCGCCGAGATCGGGGACAAGGCCGACACGATCGACGGTCTCCGGGTGTTCCGGTTCCCGCCGGACAATGTGCCGAACGCGGCGTTCGTCGTGGGCCTGCCCGAGGACATCACGTTCGACGAGACCTACGGCCGCGGGTCGGACGCCATGACGTTCCCGGCGTGGGTGCTGTTCGAGAAGACCAACGACCGGGCCGCGTACCGCCAGTTGGCCCGGCATCTCAACGGATCCGGTGCGTACAGCATCAAGGCCGCGGTCGATTCGAAGCGGCTGACCAACGAGTACACGTCCTGCGACACGGTCACGATCCGATCGGCCGAGACCGGGTTCTACGACTGGGGCGGCACCACCCGGATGGGTGCGCAATTCACGATCATCGTCACCGGATCAGGGAGCTGACATGCCTGAGGCACACGGCAAGGAGACCTACGTCAGCCTGGACGGCGACGACATCTCCACCTTCACCGACACCACCACATACAACACCGGTGCCGACGAGCACGACTCGACGTGCTACGGCGCTGAGGGTCACGAGTTCACCGGTGGTCTGAAGACGGGCAGCATCACGATCGGCGGCAAGTACATGACCGGGGCGACTGGGCCGCGCGCCATCATCGCGCCCCTGGTGGGCACCAAGGTGCCGTTCGTGTACCGGCCCGAGGGCACCGGCTCGACGCTGCCCGAGGACACGGCAACGGTCCTCGTGAAGGCCTACAACCAGTCCAGCCCGGTCGCCGACATCGTGCGGTGGACAGCAGAGCTGACCGTCTCCGGCGTCGTGACGCCGAGCACGCAGACGTAGCAGGGAAAGGGACACTGTGGACAAGGAACTTCTGTTCAAGCGCAAGGCGAACACGGCCACCGACACGGTCGAGCTGGACGCTGGCGTCGAGGTGCAGATCAAGGCGCTCACCCGCGGTGAGGTCGAGGCGTGTCGGAAGGGCAAGCCCGAAAACGACGTGTACGAGCGGCGGCTGATCGCGGCCGCTCTGGTCGATCCGGTCATGTCCTACGCCGACGTCACGCGCTGGCTGGACGGCGACCCGGAGGACGACACCGACGAGGGCGCCCCGGCGGGTGACAGCGTGCGCGTGATGAAGGCCATCGCGGAACTGTCGGGTCTTGCCGAGGGTGCCCAGAAAAGCGGCGTACCTGGAGCTCGACGATCCCGACGACGGTGACGCCCTGTTTGAGTTCGTGCTCGCCGAGACCTTGCACAAGTCGGTCGCGGAGATCCGGGAGATGCCGAACGATGAGTACGTGCGGTGGGGCGTCTACTTAGGAATCAAGGCGCAGAAGCAAGAGCTGGCGCAGAAGGCGAGGTGACCCCGTGGCAACTATCGAGCCAATCAAGATCGCGGGTCTCGCCGAGTTCAACCGCAACCTGCGCAAGCTCAACAGCGACCTCCCCAAAGCTCTGCGGATCGCGCACAACCAGGCCGCACAGATCGTCGTGGACTACGCGCAGGCACGGGTCCCGTCCAAGTCCGGCAAGGCCCGCCGGTCGGTGAAGGCCAAGAGCACCCGCACCGAGTCCCGTGTGTCCGGCGGCAGCAAGACCGTCCCCTACTACCCGTGGCTCGACTTCGGTGGGCGTGTCGGTCCGCGCCGGTCGGTGCGCCGACCGTTCGAGAAGGGTGGCCGCTACATCTACCCCGGCTACCACAAGAACGTGGACCGCGTGGAAGAGGTGCTTGTCGAGGCCCTGCTCGACGTAGCCCGCCAGGCCGGCGTGGAGGTGACCGGCGCATGACCGCACCCGACACCGTAGGCGAGCGCCTGGCCCGCATCGAGACCAAGCTAGACGCCTGGCTCAACCAGCAGTCCAGCCACGAGACCCGTGTGCAAGCCGACCACATCGACCACGAGTCACGCATCCGGCGCCTCGAGCGCGCGCTGTGGCTCGCCACCGGGTTCGCTGCGGCGTTCGGCGGTGCCGCTGGCTCCGTCATCACGAAGCTGTTGGGGAGTTGATCATGGCGTCCAACCCCGCTGTCACTCTCACCCTGGCCGGTGACGAGTCGAAGCTGACCGACGCGTTCGACAAGGTCGGTGCCTCGTCGAAGAAGATGGCCGATGACGTCGACTCCGCGTCCGCTGACATGCGCGACGCGGGCTCCGGATTCGACAGTCTCGCGGAGTCCACTGACACTGCGGAGACCCGGTTCACCGGCTTCTCCGACACCATCGGTGGCGTCACCGAGGGGCTCATGGCGTGGAACGACGAGAGTCTGTCGACGACGGAGCGGCTGCAGGCGCTCGGCATGGCGGGCGCCGACCTCGCCGGTGGCCTGACCGGGTTCCTGGTGCCTGCCCTGAAGTCGATGTGGGTCGGCCTGACGACGCAGGTGATCCCGGCCATCTGGTCGTTCACCTCGGCGCTGCTGGCCAACCCGATTACGTGGGTCGTGATCGGAATCGCCGCGCTGATCGCGATCATCGTGCTGCTCGTGAAGCACTGGGACTGGGTGAAGGACGCCGCGGGCAACACCGTGCGGTGGATCCGCGACCGGTGGAACGACCTGATGGGCTGGTTCGGCGGCATCCCCGCCTGGTTCGGCCGCATCTTCGGCGGCATCGGGGACGCCATCGCGGGCGCGTTCAAGTCCGCCATCAATTGGGTGATCGACCGTCTGAACTGGCTGGTCGACCGCGCCAACGACCTGATCTACGGCATCAACGTGGCAAGCCCGTTCAGCGACATCCCCTACATCCCGCACATCCCCCGGATGCACACCGGCGGTGTCGTCCCCGGCATGCCCGGCCAGGAGGTGCCGATCATCGCGATGGCCGGTGAGCGCGTGGTGCCCAACGGGCAAAGCACGGGCGGCGGGGAGCTGGTCCTCAGCGGCAACGTCGACTCCGCCGCGGGCACGTTCATCGACGCCCTGTTCCGCTCGGGCGACATCACGTGGCGGCCGACATGACCGCGCCGCTGACCTTCCCGCGGCAACCGGTCGTCGACATGTTCCTCGGCGACCGGTGGCGCGAGGTGTCCACCGACGTCCGGCAGAAGCCGTCGATGTCCATCACCCAGGGCCGCAAGGACGAGGCCTCACGCACCACCCCATGCAAGTGCACGTTCGTCCTCGACGACGGGCCCGAACACGGCGACGGCGACTACAACCCGGAGAACGCCGCCGGCCAGTGGTACGGCGCGATCGGCCGCAACACACCGGTCCGCGTCGCCCTCGCGTACGGTGAGGACGAGTTCGACCGGACGTCTGCGAGCGGGTGGGGCACCGCCCCCGGCATGGGCGCCTGGTCGGTGTTCCAGGCCGGTACGGCGTCCAGCGACATCTACCTCGACGGGTTCGGTGAGAGTTCCGGCCGCCACTTCGTGAACACCACGGCCTCCTACATCGTCCAGCACCTGCCCTCGGTGTCCGTCAAGGACGTGGACCTGTACGTCGAGGGTCACCTGCAGACGCTGCCCACCATCACCGGCGGCGCGGTGGAGTTCGCCAACCTGCTGTGCCGCGGCCAGACGTCGAACAGCTATTACATGCTGCGGCTCTCGATCACCACGTCGCAGCGGCTCACGTTGCAGATCATGGAGGGCAACTCCACCGTGCTCGCGGGCCCCGTCGACTGTGGACCGGTGCCGGGTGTGATCTTCGGGCCGATCGGTGTCCGGTTCCAGGCTGAGGGCAGCACGCTGCGCGGCAAGGTGTGGCAGGTCGCGGACGGCGAACCGGTCAGCTGGAACCTCGAGACCAGTGTTGCCGCCCCGCTGGGCGCGGGCTGGATCGGCATCCGGTCGGGTGTCGCGTCAGGCAACAGCAACGCCAAGCCCGTCTCGTTCCTCTACAACAACGTCACGGTGCGGCTCCCGCGGTTCGCCGGGTACACGGCGAAGATGGTGCCGACGACCACTGTGGACCACAAGGCGCCGACCGTATCCGTTGAGGCCGCCGGTCTGCTGCGCATCGTCCAGCAGGGCAAGCGGACCCTCGGTACCCCCATCGCCCGCTACCTCGACAGCGGCGCCTTGGACGTCGTCGACTACTGGCCCCTCGACGAGACCCCGGAGGCCAACCCGCTTGGCATGAACCGCGTCCCTGGCGGCGCCAACGCGGTGTTCCAGCGGGAGACCAGCGACCCCCTGATCCCCAAGGGTGCGATCAAGTGGGCGGCCACCCCGGGCCTGCCAAGCACCGGCGACGCCATCGAGCTGACACAGGGCGGGACGCTCATCCTGCCCGTGCGTGCGGGCCAGCTCAGCACCCAGTGGTCCGCCTCCTGGCTGCAGAAGATCAGCGCGGACTCCGGCGGCAGTTGTTGGCTGCGCACCGGCACCTCTCCGGGACCGGGTGACATCTCGTTCGTCTGGTACACCGACGGGTCCTATGAGGTCTACATCATCGGCGCCGGCAGCGACACCCTGATCCACTCGGGCGCGTTCCTCCGGTACGGGTTCGATGACGTGTGGCACTCGATCAAGTTCTCCTCGATCCGGGAGAGCGCCACCGATGTCCGGTTCCTGCTGAGCGTCGACGACGACCTACCGTCCGGGGCCACGTGGTCGCCGGTCACGTGGGAGCCTGTGCTGAGGTTCGAGGCGCAGGCGGAGATCCAGAGCACCGATCCCGCGTCCTACGCTGAGGTGATCGTCACCACGACCCGCATCGACGACCTCGTGCCGGACCCGCTAGGCACCGTCACGTCTGCCGCGTTCGCGCTCGACCAGGGCTATCGGGGATGGGTCGAGGAGACCGCCGCCAACCGGTTCGCGCGCCTGTGTGCCGAACAGGGCGTGCCGTACACCATGGTCGGTGACCCCGACGTGTCGCCGACCATGGGGCCGCAACGAGACGCCGCGCTGCCTGACCTGCTGCAGGAGTGCATCGACGTCGAACAGGGCACCATGTTCGAACCGAAGGGCACGGCCGCGCTCGGACTGATCACCACCCGCGCGATGCTCGACCGGACGCCGGCGCTCACGCTGGACTACAGCGACCAGCAGGTGGCCGAACCGTTCGGCCCGACCCGTGACGACCAGGGCATCGTCAACGACGTCACCGCCAAGCGTCCTGGTGGCGGCCAGTACCGCGTGGAGCAGACCGACGGCGCACTCAACGTCAACGACCCCGGTACGGTCGCGGGCGCCATCGGCCGCTACGACAAGTCGGTCTCGGTCAACGTCCCGGCTGACAACGATCTCCGCGACCAGGCCGGGTGGCGCGTCCACATCGGCACGACCGCCGAACCCCGGTATCCGACGATCGCTGTGGACCTCGCCGCGGACGCGTTCAACGGCGACCTGGCGCGCACCCTCGAGGTGCTCGACGTCGGTGTCGACGACCTCGTGCACGTCGAGAACGCGGAGGCCCGCCTCATCTACGACACCGTGCGGCAGGTCGCCCGCGGCTACACCGAGACGCTGGACACCGCCTACCAGCACGCGATCAAGTTCAACACGACCCCGGCGTCGCCGTACGACGGTGCGGAGCTCGACGGCGCGGAGGCCCGGTTGGACAGTGACACCTCAACCCTGGCGGCCGACTTCGACGCGGGCACCGACACCAGCATGAGTGTCACGACCTCCGGCGCGAACCGGTGGACCACCGACCCCGCCGAGTTCCCGTTCGAGGTCCGCGCCAGCGGTGTTGTCCTGGAGGTCACCTCGATCAGCGGCACCGGTGCGACGCAGACGTTCACCGTGACCGCCGCGCCGGTCAACGGCGTCACCAAGACCATCCGCGAGGACACCCCGGTGTCCCTCGCCCATCCCGTCTACCTGGCCCCGTAGGAGGCAGGCATGGCCAACACGTACTTCGCAGGTCAGCGGATCACGGCCGCGATGCTCAACGGTGTCGCCCGCCGTGCGTACGGCTCGTTCAACGTCAACGTGGCCGGTGGTGGCACGAACGTGAACACGGCGGTTGTGTTCCCTGCTGGCCTGTTCAGTGCCGCTCCGCACGTGAATGTGATCGTGGGCAACGGTCGCCTCGATCCGGCGATCTCGCTGCTGACTGCCTCGGGGTGCACCATCGGCATCGTGAACTGGACAGCCTCCGGTACCGGTGTGACCACGGTCTGGTGGGAAGCGGTCGAGATCGTCTGAGGCCTTAGCTAGAGACCAGGCTGCTCGCGGTGAGGACGGCGTAGGCGAGCGTGTCCGCCTGGTCGGGGGTGAGGTAGAGGCCCTCACCGGGCGGGGGCACCACCACGACCGCGCCAGCCGTGATGCGCACGACTATCTCCCGGTCGCGGCCGCTGGTGTCCCGGGCAGGTACCCGCC